TTTGCAGTTATCATTACTGCTCTAAATACTCTGATAAAAGATACTGTTCCAGCACTACCACCAATAGTCAAAGTTTCTTCTGCTAAATCATAATTAGAATCTAAGCCAAATACTTTTACTGTTCCTGTATTGTCATCTGAATCAGAAGAAGTTGCAGTAGCAGTACCTGATGAAGATGGGTAAGTGTATGTATTATTCCCGTCCCATACTGTTTCAAAATCTGAACTTCCTACAGCAGTATTTAATCCAAATTTATGTACTCCACTAAAATTACCAACATTACCTCTTTGAATAGATAATCCTATTGGTGCAAATGTATTGTCAAATAAACTCATTTCTTTTTCTTTCTCGGTTTATATTTTTTAATAGCTTGTGAGATGAAGATGTTTTTATACAAAGAAACCTTTTTGCCAAACTTCTTATCAGCTTTTCTTTTAGCTGATTTATATGCTTTAGACTTCTTATTAAAAGATTTTGGTTTCCCTAATTTCTTTGGTCTAGGTTTAGCGTATATAGGTTTCTTTGTAGCCATTACTTCTTCTTCTTTTTAGCTTTTTTCTTTTTCTTCATTGGTGGTCTTCCTCTTTTAGACCCATAAGTTCCTTTTCCCATTGGTGCCATAATAAACTCCTATTAGTTAGTTAATTTTCCACCAGACCATTTAGCTTCTGGTAATCCATTAGTATATGATTTGCCATCAAATGTTAATACTTGTTTTCTATTTGAGCCATCTTTATATGAAACATGAATCCACCCACTATTAGCTTCTCCTGTGTAATACTCTAAGATCAGTTGGTCAAAGTCACAATGGTTTTGAATCCACAAAGCTACTTCAAGATTAGACACTCCAGCTATTTCAAAATCTGTTGCGTTTCCTGTAGTGTGTTGTGATGTTTTTTTACTTCCTATTGCTTCACATAGTTCTTCTGATCTATAACCAGATGTAATAGTTACAGGCTTATCAAACTTTATTCTTACAGGCTCTAGTATTTCATAACAAAGATCGCCTAAGTTTTTTATTTCTCCAGCACCAGCTTTATTCTTAATACCTTTTCTTGTAGCAGTTTGAGATTTTTCAAACTCCTCTAATGTAAAATGTTTGGAAAGTTGCATTTAAACCCCTATGGTTTAGTTGGCCATGTAACAGCATTAACATCTTCAACAGTTGTTAAGCCATTTGTAATATCTCTTAAAGATTGTCTATAAGTTTCCCATGCAGTTTTATCTGCGATAGGTGAATCTGACATCATAACCCAATCAGATGAAGCTATTAGTGAGTTTCTTCTTTGTCTTAAATTTGCAATTGCTCTATCAAAAGCACCCTCATTCCATGCTTGTTCTTCAGCATCTCTTTGTGCTTCTTCTTCTGCTGTAAAGGGTACTTGAACCCCATTTATTAAGTGATGTCTTGGCATAATTATTTATACTCCATTGTTAATTTTTAAGCAATACCATAAAGGCAAATATCTCCAGCATCTATGTTTCCTGATTCCATAGTAAATTGAACTCCATCAATAACATTTGTAGTATTGCAATATCCAGCAATATAGTAATTATACATTCTATTCTCTCCTTGATTTACTGATGATTTTGCTAAAAAATGTTTTACAAATGTTGTAGATGATGGATTAAACAAGTGAAGATAACCAGAAACTGATTGGTCATTATCATTACCCACTTCGGGTGATAAAAATTGAGGTGATGTACTTTGTGCAAGATCATAAGCTGTTGAATAAGATAAATTAGCTGATGATCCATCTTCTAAATGCATAGCACCAAAAGCTGTAGTTGTTTTTGTGGCATCAAAACTTGCACCACCATCTCTAAAATTTACTCTAAAATCTACTAAATCATTAGAGGGGTGCATATTGTTAAAATAAATAACATATTCCTTATATGTGCTATCAATTCCAGATGTAAAGCTAATAGTAGAAGATGCACTAGCAGTTTGTTTTGATAAAAATACTAAACTTCCACCAAAGCCAGAACCCATTGAGCCATTGTCAAATACTGTTGAACCATTACTAATTAATCCCATTATCCTACTCCATACATTTTGATTATTCCGTCATCAATATTAACTCCACCAGCAAATCTAAAAATAATTGCATTTACGGGAGAATTAGTATTGCCATAACCAGCTACAAATCTGTCTATTGAGAAATTTCCAGGATCACAATCATTTCCTCTAAATATAAAATGCTTTACAAAAGTCGGAGAAGATGGATTAAAAAGTTGTAATTCACCAGAAGCATTTTGATCTGCATCTGCACCCAAACCAAATAATCTTTGATCAGAAGTTGATTGTGCAAGATCAGAACCACTTGAATAATTTAAATTAGTACTAGTATCACTTTCATTATGTGAAGCATTAAAGAATGTAGTGGTTTTTGTAACATTGTAATTACTTCCACTATCTGTGCTTAAATTGAAAAAAAAATCTGTATTATCTGTCGCTGGGTGAATATTTATTAGTTTAAACACATAAGAATCATAAGTTGAATCTATCCCAGATGTAAATGAAATAGATGCACTAGCACTTGCAGTTTGAGTTGAAATTAATATTAAATCTCCACTTGGTACTGCTGGGTCTAAAGCACCATTGTCTATTAATGTTGTTCCACCTGATACTACTGCCATTAGCTATCCTTTATTCCATATAGTTTTATTTTGCCAGAATCTATGTTGCCAAAACCTACCCTAAATGTAATTGCATTAATCCCATTTGTAGTATTAAAATACCCAGCAGTGTAATTATCACAAGAAAAATCAATGTTATTTGAAATATTTACTCTAGAAAAAAAATGCTTAACAAAAGTAGTTGATGATGGATTGAATAAATATAAATCACCACTACAAGATTGGTCGTTATCATTACCAACACCACTATAGCCATCAGTAAGTTTTTGATAAGATGTAGATTGTGCTCTGTCTGCTCCTGGAGCATATTCTAAAGCAGCATCAGAATTATTTTCAGCATGATAAGCAACAAATGCTGTTGTTGTTTTAATTACATTATAGTTAGAACCACCATCAGTGCTTCCATTAAATTCAAAATTTTGATTATCACTAGCTGGGTGTATATTAATAAACTCAAACTTATAAATAGGATAGGTGCTATCTATTCCACTTGTAAATGATACTGAAGATGAACTTGATGCTGTTTGTTCAGATAATAAAACCATTGAACCTAAATTAACATTAAATGCACCAGCATCTAAAATTGTAGTGCCATTGGAGATAAAAGCCATGTTTAAATCTCCTCTAGTTTAAACTTATATTTTTTGCCTGATTTGTTATTAACAATAAATAGATCGTCAGAACCCTCTTGGATAGTCCAATTACCTTTAGTGCCATCTATAGAGTTACCCTCTGATTTTGCTTCGTTAGATAAATGTAAGTCTCCTGTGTATATGTTTCTCCAAACAAAAGATGCAGTTCCTAAATCGTAAGTATCTGTTGTGTCAGGAACTATGTTTGAATCTACTGCTGTTAAATCTACAGCAACATCTCCAAAAGATAAATTTCCAGCACCATCTGTTTTTAATGCTTGTCCATTAGTTCCATCTGCTGTTGGGTGTGATAAACCATCTATAATAACTTTTCCTGTTCCATCAGGAGTGATTGAGATATTTCCATTTGATACTGATACGATTGAATTACCATTAACATCTAAGTTGCCACCTAATTGTGGAGTAGTGTCGTTTAATAAATCTGCATTAACTGTTGAATCTAACCAATTAACTGTGTTAGCTGTGTGGTCTAAAGTTGCAAGAGATATATCATCTGCACCATCATAATATTTTAAAGTAGGAGTAGTTGCTGAAGTTGTATCTAACCAAATCGTACCAGCTACTGCACCACTTGGTCTTGATGTACCAGAATTAGATGTATTTATAGCCTCAAGAACATTGTTTAAATCAGTTCTAAAAGCTGGGAATGATTGGTTCGCTATGTCGTAATCGTGTTGTGCCATGATGTGTTTATACTCCTTTTAAAACCCTTTTGCAATAAAATCAAATGTTTTAGATATTGCTGTATCACTTGAATTTTTAAATGTTACATCAAATCCATTAATAGTTT